TGAACTTATACTTGATAATACAGTAACGGGACATAATCAGATTGATTTAGTTAATAGTGCATACGTTGGAAAACATTCTGTTTCTGGAATTGGATCTACAACTTTCCAGTTCACGATACTTGATACTCCAGAACTGAGTGTTTACACTCAATCAAATTCAGTTTCTTCTTATGAAACTACTTCAAGTTCAGCTTTAGGAGAAATCTCAAAGGTTGATATCGTTAATAGTGGAGCTGGATACAAAGACGTTCCAGGAATAAGCACAGTAATAACTGAACTTGGATATGGTGCTATTTTTGAACCAAATACAACATCAATCGGAAATATTGTAAAAACAAAAATTCAAGATATTGGATTTGACTATCCATCTGATGTAACTTTAAGGCCTGTAGCAAATCTTCCAGAAATATTGAGTATTGAACCTTTGAGTTCTTTTGTTCGTATTGGAATTTCTTCTGGAGGAAGAAATTATACGGTTGCTCCAGGAATAATTGTAAAGGATGGATTTACCGATGAGATTGTCGATGACTTAGATTTGAAATATAATCTCGGAGATACCGAAGTCACTATTCTTAAAAATACTTTTGGACTTTATTCTGCACCTCCAGTCTTTATTCCAGTACAAAACTCAAATGGTGTTGGAATTAGCTCAGTAACCTTTAACAATACATCAAAGGATGTCGTTGTTTACCTCGATACGCAATTTAGCGATCCAGAAAACTTCCCATTCTCTGTTGGAGATAAGGTGCTCGTTGAAAATGTAAGCGTTGGTTTGGGATCTCTCGGAAAGGGATATAACTCTAGAAATTATAATTACAATTTATTTGAACTCACTGGAGTTTCCACTTCTCTTGGTGGAGGAAATGCAAACGTAACTTACAATCTTCAAGGTTACTTAACTGGAAGTGAATATCCAGGAACTTATAATGCTGCCAATTCTTACGGAAGAATTATTCCAGAAAAACAATTCCCAATTTTTAGTCCAACTCTTGCAAAAAATAATTTCTTGCGTGGAGAAACTGTTTATGCTGGAGAAATCTTCGGAACAGTTGAAAGTTGGAATAATAAAACAGAATACGTCACAGTTTCTTCAGATAAAGATTTCCTTGTTGGTGATATTATTACTGGACAAAGCTCTAATACAAAGGGAGTTGTTAAAAGTAAAATTGAATTTAATGGAGAAGTTGAAACTGGATTTGGATCAATTGTTGAAAGTGGATGGAGTCAAAATACAGGATTCTTAAATGATAATCTTCAAAGAATATCCGATAATTTCTACTATCAGTATTTCTCATATTCTCTGAAATCAAAAGTACCTTATCAAACTTGGGATGATGCAGTAAGTTCACTTAATCACACCACAGGATTCCGCAAATTCTCAGATCTTATCATTGAGACAACTGACGATTCTGGAAAGAATATTGTTTTTGCAGATGATAGTGATACTGAAGTTATCACTGACATTGTTGGAAGTGGGAATTTGAATTGTTATTATGATTTTGATCTTGCTTCTGAGGGTACAGTTACTCTCGATTATGGAGTAATATCCAATGAAATTATCTTCAAGACAAGAGTATTAACGGATTATTTTGAATCTGTTGGTAACAGAGTTTTGATTATTGATGATATAAGTAATCTGTTTAATAGTTCGCCAAGGCCAACAAGATATGGTGTTATTGACACATTCCTCCTGGCCAATGCAAGAACCAAAAAATATATTACTTTTGTTAGAGACAAGAGATTTACGGCAGAAAGACAAACCTTAATTGTATCTTTATTGCATGATGACGTAAATGGATATCTGAATCAATATGGAAGAATTGAAACATACACTGATCTTGGTTCATTTGATTTCTCAATTGCAGGTGAGGAAGGACAATTATTGTTCTACCCAATAAAATATACCGTAAATGACTATGATATAAGTCATGTATCTTTTGATTTAAAAGATAATATTACTAGTGTTGGAAGCACTAACATTGGTGATATTGTTAACATTAAAACTACTCATACTAATGTTTCTGCAGCAACAACTACAACTATTGTTGGAATTGCTTCAACATATAGAAGTTCAAAAGTTTTAGTAGAAATCAAAGGCGAAAATAACGTTTATGAGTATGATGAGTTAAATATCATCCACAATGGAACAGAAGTTGAACTGTTGGAATATGGACAGTTAACGAGTCACTCTTTAGATTCTTTCTCCAGCAGTGGACTTGGAACTTATTGGGCATATTTGTCTGGATCCAATTTAAATCTTGATTTTGCTCCAACACCAGGAATTGCTCTTACAGCAAACACGATTACAGTATCAATAGCAAATACAGCTACTTCTGGAGTTGGTTCTATATCACTTAACAATTCTCGTTTACAATCATCATACACATCTATTGCAGCAACATCTTCTCCAATTCAAAATACTGTTTGCGAATATGATGGAAATATGTCTTCTGCATATTATTTGGTAAGTGCTGAAGATATTACAAATGGAGAAACTCAGTTCTCAGAAGTAATTGTTGCTGATGATGGTACTACAGCATCAATTGTAGAATATGCTAATTTAGAAACTTCATCTGGAATTGGAACTATTGACGCTGCAGTAACAGCAACTGGAACACAGTTGTATTTTACTCCAAATGCAGGAATTGATGTTGAAGTAAGAGTTTTCCAACTTTCTTTGGAACTGTTTGATGGAAACACCAGGCCAAATCAAGTTAACTTTAACAATGGAAAAATAATCACCAACTCAGGAGATTATGAAGGAACTGAAAAATCCGTTCGAAGAGAGTTTAATTTAACTCACAATGGAGATCAAATTTTCCAAAGGAATTTTGATGGAAGTAATGTTTCAATCGCTAATACATCAACTAATACTATAACAATTGCAGATCATTTCTTTGTAACTGGAGAAGAAGTTGTATATACACATTCTGGAGCAGGATCTACCCAAGCAATTGGAATTGCGTCAACTTCATTTGTTGGTGTTGGTACTACAGATAAACTACCATCAAGCGTCTTTATTGTAAAAGTCAATGACAGTAAAGTAAAACTTGCTAGATCTGCTGAAGATGCCCTTAGTGCTGTTCCAAATACACTTGATCTGATAACCGTAGGAATTGGAACTTCTCACACATTTACATCAAAAAATCAGAATGCAAAATGTATTATCTTGATCGATAATATGTTCCAATCACCTATCGTTTCTAGTGCTGTCACTACCACTCTAGTTAATGATATTTTAACAACCGATAACAGACTGACATTCTCTGGTATTACTTCATTCTTTGGTGGAGACTTGATTCAGGTAGATAATGAAATAATGAAGATAAACACCGTTGGACTTGGAAGTACGAATGTAATTCTAGTTGATCGTCCTTGGATGGGAACTGGAATTTCTAGTCACTCAGCAAATTCCGAAATTACCAAAGTTACTGGAAATTATAATATTGTTGACAACACGCTTCACTTTGTTGAGGCTCCTTATGGAAAAATTCCTCTGAGTTCTACAACAAATCCACCAGATTCTAGAGACTGGGTTGGAATTACTACAAGTTCTTCTTTCCAAGGTAGAACATTCTTACGTTCTGGAGTTGCGAATGGAACTCAAGAGACTTACTCCAAGAATTATGTTTTTGATGATATTTCAAATAGATTTACTGGAATTGCAAAAACATTTACATTAACTTCCGATAAGCAAAACACAACAGGATTCTCAACCGAGAATGCAATTATTCTTATTAACAATATTTTCCAAGGCCCACAAGGATCACAGGCTTCTGTAGAAGATTACACTCTGAATGAATCTGTAGGAATTACAAGTATTACTTTCCTTGGAACTGCTACATCCGTTTCATATGATGTCAATTCTTCGACAATTCCAGTTGGAGGAGTAATTGTTTCCGTTGCATCAACTGGTGGATTTGGTTATCAACCCCTCGTGGCCGCTGGAGGAACCGCCGTAGTCTCTGCTTCAGGTACTATCCAGTCAATTAGTATTGGAAACAGTGGATCTGGATACAGAGCAGGAATTCAAACGGTTGTGAATGTTGGTGTTCAAACATTAAGCACAGGAACTCCAGCAATAGAATTTATTGGAACTGCTGCTATTAGTGGTGGCAATATCGTAAGCATTGCTATTACAAATCCTGGAGTTGGTTATACTTCATCCAATCCTCCAATAGTTGTAATAGATGAACCTTTGAGCTACTCAGACATTCCTTTGGTATACAGTTCTTCTTCATCGGGTGGTGGAAATGCTGCAACAATTGATATTGTTGTTGGACAAGGATCTAGTGTTGTTGATTTCTCAATTAAAAACTTTGGTTATGGATATGGACAAAGCGAAATACTTACAGTGAATGCTGGGGGACTGTCAGGAATTCCAACAGATACATCCTTACCTTTTGAAGAGTTCCAAATCACTATCGATAGAACGTTTACTGATAAATTTGCCGGATGGAGTATTGGTGAGTTGGAAGTTCTCGATAAATTAGATGATTTGTTTGATGGATCAAGAAAGACATTCCCATTATCTTTGAATGGTAATGTAATAACTATTAGATCTGCAGTTGGATCAAATATCGATGTTAGAGCAACTCTCCTTATCTTTATAAATGATGTTCTTCAATCTGGAGGCGGAAGTTATGAGTTTGAAGGTGGTAGTATACTTACCTTTAATGAGGCTCCAAAGGCAGGAGATAAATCGAAAATTCTCTTCTATAAGGGAAGTGGTGATGTTGATGTTGTCTTCAAGGATATTCTCGAAACTGTAAAGGTTGGAGATGATCTCACTTTAAATTATGATCCCGAACAAGGACAAGGAATTATTTTACAACAAGATCCAAGAATAGTAACTGGTATTAATACATCTGATTCTGTTGCAACAAACCCATATCCAGGTCCTGGAGTTACAACAGATACTGATGTCCTGAGGCCTGTTACTTGGTGTAAGCAAACCTCAGATAAAATCATTAATGGAAAAGAAATTGGTAAGAATAGAATTCAATATGAACCTTTGATCAATCCAATTTCTTACATGATTCAACCAGTTGGACTTGGTTCTACAGAAATATTTGTAGATTCTTTGAAAACTGGATTTGATCCTCTTAATGAGAGTAACATAAGAGATTTCCAAAATCAAATTGTAGTTACTTCACAAGACGTGATAGTTGGAGCATCAGCAACTGCTTTAGTTTCTATTGCGGGAACTATTTCATCTATTTCAATTTCTGATGGTGGAAGAGGTTATGTCAGTGCTCCTCAAGTTACAATATCCAATCCCGTTGGACTTGGATCAACGCAAAGAGCTTCTGCAACAGCATCTATTACATCTGGAATTATAACTTCAATTTCTGTTGATTCTCCAGGAACAGGATATACAACGTCCAATCCACCTCAGGTACTCATTGAATCTCCATCACTGATATCTGAAACAATTAATGTAAGTTCTTATGAAGGTGACTTTGGTGAGATTGTTGGGGTATCCACAACATCTGTTGGAGTAGCATCAACTGGAATTGTGTTTGATTTCTATATTCCAGAAAATTCTTATCTTAGAGATTCTTCTATTACTGGAGTTACTACTATTAGTGGTATTCAAACTGGTTATTACTTTGTTGTTAAGAAGAGTAATATTGGAAATGGAGTGACTAGTTTGTATAACGGTGGATCCGTCCTTGGAGTGGGAACACAATCATTAGACTCTGTTTATCAAGTTGCTGCGGTTTCTATTGCACAGACTTCTGTTCCAGGAATAGCACTCACATATGTTGCTAGAGTAACAACGAGCGTTTCTGATTATAATTCATTATCAGGAACAGGTTCAAGTGAATTCTTCGGAGAGTTTTCTTGGGGTAGAATTTTGTTAGAAACTAGAACGAATCCAAAAGAATTTAATTCTTATACTTTGTCTGGAATTGGAACTAATGATGTTACAGGAATTTCTACATCCGCAATTGTGGGTAGATTGGCACCATTGAAATACTCAGATTATACTTCGTAATCTATGTTAAATAAATAAAGAAAAACCTCATCAAATGGCTGCAATAATTACTGATCAACTTCGTATATTGAATGCAAAGAATTTTGTTGCCGGAGTAACGTCAACGACTAATTCTTACTATACTTTTGTTGGCCTGCCTAATGCCACGGACTTTCAAAGTGACTGGAATACAAGTCCCCCAAGTCCTAAAGATAATTTTAATGAAGAAAATAATTATTGGGACACAATGATTGCGCTGAAAAAAATTTCAGCAAGTGATGTAAATCAGGTTATTCGCAAAATTACATGGACTTCTGGCATTACATATGACATGTATCGCCATGATATAAGCAGAACAAATTCATCTCAACCTTCAGGTGCGATTGATTTGTATTCTGCAAACTACTATGTGATGAACAGTGATTTCAGAATTTACATTTGTTTGTATAATGGTGCATCTCCAGAAAACAATTTTTCAGGAAATCCATCTTTAGATGAACCAACTTTTACAGATCTTGAACCAAGAGCAGCTGGATCAAGTGGTGATGGATATATTTGGAAGTATCTTTATACTATTAAACCAAGTGAGGCAATTAAGTTTGATGTAACAAATTATATTCCTGTTCCTAAGAATTGGGAAACCAGCACTGATAATTCTTCTGTTAGAAATAATGCAGCAACAAGTGGACAATTAAAAATTGTCACTGTTAGAAATCGTGGGGTTGGATTAGGAACTGCAAATAGAACTTACACCAGAGTACCTATTAAAGGTGATGGATCTGGTGCTGAAGCAACAATTGTAGTTAATAATGATTCCAAAATTGAGTCAATTACAGTCTCAAATGGAGGATCTAATTATACATTTGGAACTGTTGACTTGGAAGCAGGTGGAGTTCCAACTGGAACCACAAAACCAGTTTTTAATGTTATTATCCCACCTCAAGGTGGACATGGAGCGGATATCTACAGAGAGTTGGGAGCATATAATGTTCTAACGTATTCTAGAATTGAAAATGATACTGAAAATCCAGACTTCATAACTGGAAACCAAATTGCAAGAGTTGGAATCATTGAGAATCCAAAAGCATATCAGTCTTCTGACAATTTATCTTTAGATAAAGCAAGTGCGGTTTATGCTCTTAGATTAACAGGAACTGGTTATAGTTCTGCAACCTTCACTGCAGATTCTTTTATTACTCAAACAATTGGTATTGGATCTACAGCGATTGGAAGAGTAGTTTCATATGATCAAGTAACTGGTGTTCTTAAGTATTGGCAAGACAGAACAACAGCAGGTTTTACTACTAGTGGAGCATTGAATCCAACCCCAGTTTATGGGTTTAAACTTAATAGATTTACAAGTTCAATTGCAGCTGGAGGAAACTTCACTATTGTTGGTGGTTCTGTAAATCTAGGTATTGACACTTCCTTTACGGGTGTTTCTACCACAATAAATAATAGGACATATTACCTTGGACAATCTTTTGCCAATGGTGTTTCAAACCCAGAGGTTAAAAAATATTCTGGAAATATCATATATGTCGATAACAGACCTTCAATAACAAGATCTGTTAATCAAAAAGAAGATGTAAAGGTTATCTTGCAATTCTAAAGAATTATGCCACAGGAAACAAATCTCAACGTTGCTCCATATTTTGACGACTTCGATCCTCAAAAGGATTATTATAAAGTCCTATTTAAACCAGGATATCCTGTACAGGCAAGGGAGCTAACCACATTACAGTCTGTCTTACAAAATCAAATTGAAAAATTTGGAACTCACTTTTTCAAAGAAGGTGAAAAGATAATTCCCGGACAATTAACGTACTTAAACAATTATTATGCAGTAGAAATTGAATCTCAATTTCTGGGTATTAACGTTAATGAATATCTAGATCAGTTAATTGGAAAGACAATCAGAGGAGAAACTTCTGGTGTTGTTGCAAAAGTTGTTAGTTATATAACTGATGTTCAATCTGAAAGACGTAATTTTACCCTATATGTAGATTATATTGAAACAAGTTCGTCAAATCTTTCTGATAGAGAATTTTTTGATGGTGAAGTTTTAATAACTGATGGGAGTATTAGTTTCTTAAATACCTTCATTACTGCAGGTGAAGGTTTTGCTTCTACGATAGCAAATAACTCAACCTCTACTGGATCTGCTTTTGCTCTGGGAGAGGGAGTTTATTTCTTAAGGGGATATTTCGTTCAAGTTGATAATGAGATTTTAATCTTAGATCAATATACAAATACTCCTAGTTATAGAGTTGGTTTGTTAATTGATGAAGATGTAATATCTGCAGAATTAGATAATGACTTAACTGATAATGCTCAAGGATTCAATAATTATGCAGCTCCTGGTGCAGATAGATTAAGAATCAGAGCTTCTTTAGCAAAGAAAGATCTAAATGATTTTGATGATCAAAATTTTGTGCAATTAGCTACCGTCGAAAACGGTATTTTAAGAGAGGGTAAAAAAACAAACAAAACTTCAGAATTAACTGATGAGTTAGCAAGAAGGACTTTTGATGAGTCTGGACATTATTACGTTAAGAGATTTAGAGTTGATTGTAAAGAAAGTCTCAATGATGGTTATGGTAACAGAGGAATTTATAATGAGAATCAACAGACTTCTGGCGGAAACACTCCAAGTGATTCATTAGCAATATACAAAATTAGTCCAGGAAAGGCATATGTAAGAGGATATGAGATTGAGACGAGATCTCCTTCTTTTATAGACGTTCCAAAACCAAGAACAACTAGATTAGCAGAAAATCAAGCAATTAATTTTTCTTTTGGCCCAACTATTGTTGTAAACAATGTAACTGGATCTCCAAGAATTGGATTTAATACAGGAACAACTTTACAATTAAGAGATCAAAGAGTTGGTATTGATTCTTTCTTTGCGGCTGGAAATGAAATTGGTATTGCAAGAGTATATGATTTTGCATTAGAATCTGGATCATATGATTCTTCAAATTTAAACGTAAATCAGTGGGATTTATCTCTGTTTGATATTCAGACATATACTGACATAACATTAAACGAATCGGTAAACCTTTCTTTACCAGTTCATGTCAAAGGTAGATCTAGTGGAGCAACTGGATTCTTAAGATATCCAAGTACTGGTGTTGCAATTACTGCATATCAAGTTAATGGACAATTCTTCAATGGAGAAGAGTTAATTTTCAATGGAATCACTGATGGTAGCAGAGTTAGCATTGCTGTTACAAATCGCAATTTGTCTGATGTAAAGTCTATTTTTGGAAGTGTTGGATTTGGCGGAACTTTTTCTGCAGACTTGTTACAATCTTCCTCAAGAGTTATAGGAATTTCATCAATTAGTCCAGAAAGTTCTGGAATTGCAACCATAACAACTTCAGAAGTAGCTTTCCCAGGAATTGTTACAACGGGAAATTTGGTTCGCTATTCAAGACCTGGATTCACTGATAAATCATTTGCTAGAGTAACTAGTGTTCAAACTAATACAATTACAGTAACAGGAGTTACTACAGTAACTGGAGTTTGTGATGGAGGACTTTCAGCAACTTCATTAAGTTTGACTGATTTAACTGTTCTAAGATCGAATATTCCGACTAGTGCAGGAAGTGGCAATTTTGCAGGAAATAATAGTATTTTTAGTGTATTTCCAAAGAAAAATATTGCTACTGTAGATACTACTTCATCAAACTTAATTATAAGAAAGAGTGTAAGTGTAGATATAACTGATGGATCAACAACAACTATTTCTGCAGGAACTAATGAAGTATTCTTGCCTTTCGATGAGGAAAGATATTCTTTAATTAGATCTGATGGAACTTTAGAAGTTCTGACTGAAGATAGATTTGAATTTACGGTTGGATCTACTCAACTTACAATAAATGGACTTGGAAGCAATGACACTGGTGCTACATTAGTAACAACCAGAAGAAAGTCTAACATTGTATCAAAAGTAAAGAGAAAGAAAATTGTTGATTCTGTTGTTATTAATAAGTCAAAATATCAAGGATCTGGTGTTGGAAACACAACTTTAAATGATGGACTTACTTATGGAAATTATCCTTTTGGAACTAGAATTCAAGATGAAACGATTTCTCTCAATGTTCCTGATGTAATCAGAATTTATGGTGTGTTTGAATCTGAAAATAGCTCAGATCCAACTTCTCCAACAATGTCTTTAGGTTCCATGGATGGACCTTCAGCAACAACAAATGATTTAATTATTGGAGAAGAAATTACTGGCAAGACTAGTGGTGCAAAAGCAATTTACATTACTAGAAATAGTGGTACAAATATTGGATTTATTTACGAAAATAGCACTTCATTCGAAGTTGGTGAAGTTGTAACTTTCTCTCAATCGGGAGTTAATGCAATTGTATCTTCTGATCTGAACGTTGGCAGTAAAAATATTACTTCCAATTATCGTTTTTCAAATGGACAGAACTTAACATATTATGATTATTCAAGAATCATAAGAAGATCGGGTGCATCTGAACCAACGAGAAGATTAAAAGTATTCTTCTCAAAAGGATATTATGATTCTTCTGACACTGGTGATATCACAACTGTAGAGTCTTATAATTCTTTTGACTATGGTAGTGAAATTGCAAAAATAAATTCTATTAGAAACACTGATATTATAGATGCAAGGCCAAGAGTAATTGATTATACAGTATCTGAGGGTGCAAATTCTCCATTCGAATTTAATGGAAGATCCTTCAATGGCGGATCAACAGGACAACACAGTTCTAAAGATGTGATTGCTTCTGATGAGTCTATGACTTTATCATATACATATTATCTTCCTAGAATTGATAGACTTTATCTTGATAAGGATGGAATTTTCATTGTAAAATTTGGAGCTCCAGACGATAATCCCAAACTTCCAGAAGAAGTTTCTGGAGCAATGAATATTGCTAATATTTTCCTTCCAGCATATTTGTATACTGCCCAACAAGTAAGAATTGATTCTGTAGATCATAAGAGATATCAAATGAATGATATCTTTAAGTTGGAAAGAAGAATTAAAAATCTTGAATACTATACATCTTTATCAAATCTGGAAACAAATACATTAAATCTGTTTGTTTCTGATGCGAATGGATTAAACAGATTTAAATCTGGTGTATTTGTAGATGGATTCTTAAATAGAATTCCTCAAGATTCAAATGTTGGAGTCAAGAACAGTGTTGATATTAGAAAAGCGGAGTGTAGGCCTTCTCACTACACAACTGCATTAAACCTTGAAATTGGATCAACTTCAATAGCAGGAATTGGAACAACAACAATTGCAAATCAAGACAAGAGATATGCAGATATCCTTGGAACTAACATTAAGAGATCGAATAGCGTTGTAACTCTCAATTATTCCGATACTTCCTGGTTAAAACAACCTTTTGCTACTAGAACAGAGAGTGTTACTCCTTTCTTTGTCAAATTCTGGCAGGGAACATTAGAATTTGAACCAACTGTTGATGTTTGGATTGATGTTAACAGGCAAGTAGTAAACAGCGTTGAAATGGAAGGATCCTTCCTTGGCATTGCTGAGGCAATGAGAGCTGAGGTAACAACTGCTGCTGATGGTTCTAGATCTGGAATAAGTCCAGTTATCTGGCAATCATGGGAGACGACAGGTGTTGATGTAAGTTTTAGTTTAAGTTCTAGTCAGAGTTCTTCAAGTTCTTCAAGTGCATCTCAAAGACAAGGATCACTTTCAGAATTTAGAGATTCTACTTCAGATAGATCCGATGCAACAAGTGTTCCTCAAACTTTCTTAGTCGAAGAAGAAACAACTAATACAACAACTTCTACAACAATAAGTGGAACTGTTGGAGTTGATCTTCAGCAACAAAGAAGAGGAACTCAAACAACAGTAACTGAACAAATTGATACCGAGTCTCTTGGAGATAGAATTACAAGTAGAAATATAATTAATTTCATGAGATCTCGTAATATTGAATTTACGGGAAGAAGATTAAAACCATTTACGCAAGTTTATCCTTTCTTTGATAACGTTGATGTAACTTCATTCTGCTTTAGTAAGTTACTTGAAATTCAAATGTCATCTGGAACTTTCCAGGTTGGAGAAACTGTAATTGGATTCATGCCAAGCACTCAGACAACTCCAAATGTTGATACTGAGTCTTCACCAACAATTGCTTTTAGAGTATCTACGCCAAACCATAAGTATGGCCCATACAACAATCCAACTGATATCTTTGAAAGAAATCCTTATGATAGAGAGAATCAGATTCCCACATTATATTCTGCATCTTCTACAATATTGAACGTAGATACTTTTAGTTTGGCTGATGAAAGTCAACCAAACTTTAGTGGAAATGTAAGAACTGGTATGCTCCTTAGAGGACAAAGCAGTGGTGCAGAAGCAACGATATCCAATGTCAGAATCGTAACTGACAGACTTGGAACAGTTATTGGATCATTCTTAGTTCCAAATGGAAATAATGCATCTAATCCAATTTTTGAAACTGGAAGAACAAGATTTAGATTAACAAGCAGTTCAATTGATTCTAAGGTTCCTGGTGTAGTAACCACGTCTGCAGAAGAGATTTTCTACTCGCAAGGTGACATTGATAATACTCAAGAGGTTACTTTATCACTCAGAAACGCAAGAGTTGAACATAATGATAACTTCTTAGAAACAAGAACAATTGGTGATAGTGCTTCATCTTCAACTACATTTGTGAGTGGAACAGATTCCAGCACAAGACTTACTGGAGAATATAGAGATCCACTTGCACAAAGTTTCATTGTTGATGATGAAACTGGCATTTTTGTTACTAAAATTGATCTTTACTTTGCAGCAAAATCAAGCGATCTTCCCGTAACAGTTCAAATTAGAGAAGTTGAGTTGGGAACTCCATCTCAAAAGATTCTTCCATATTCTGAAGTTGAATTATCACCAGATCAAGTAAATATTTCTTCTGATGCAAGTATTGCAACAACATTCGAATTTGAGTCCCCTGTTTATTTGGAGGGACAAAGAGAGTATGCAATTATTGTCATTTCTAACTCTACCGAATATACTGTTTGGATTTCTAGACTTGGAGAGTCTGATGTTTCTACTTTAGGAACAGAAAGAGGACAAATTCTTGTTTCAACGCAGAGATTGTTAGGTTCTCTGTTTAAGTCTCAAAACGCATCTACTTGGACTCCAAGCCAATATGAAGATTTGACTTTTGAACTTTACAGAGCAAACTTTGTTTCATCTGGAAGTGTTCAATTCTTTAACCCAGAACTTTCTAAAAACCTTGAATTGCTAACAGCAAATCCAATTACGATGACATCTAATACTGTCAGAATTGGAATTGGCACAACTGTTAATGATCAGGAATTAACAATTGGAAACACAATACTTCAAAATGGAGTAAATGTTTCTGGAAAACTTGTTGGATATGGCGGAACTGCTACTGGCAATCTTAACATCACTAATGCTGGTGTTGGATATACTCCTTCAGCAGGAAGCCTTACCTATACTGGCGTAGCACTAACAAGTGTAATTGGAAATGGCGTAAATGCGACTGCCGATATTCATATTAATAATGGAGTTGCTGTTGGAGCAACTATTGTTAATGGTGGAACTGGATATACCATTGGTGATATTGTTTCGCCAATACAAATTGGTTCCAACAGTCTCGGAAGTGGAATGAGATTAAGTGTTTCTCAACTTAGTGGACAAAATCAACTTATTGTTTCAAATATTCAAGGAGAATTTGAAACTGGAGTTGGTAAGTCTATTCAATACGTAAACAATGCTGGCGTAACCACAGATCTAAATGGACAAATTGGTGGAAATGTATTGGCAATTTCTCCAATAACTGAAGTTTCTGATGGACTTCACTTCAAAGTGTTCCAAAGAAACCATGGTATGCATTCTGGAGTTAATAAGGTTACAATTACAAACGTTCAATCTGACACAACTCCAACAACGTTGAGTGCAAACTATACTGCATCGGCAACAGGAAATATTTCAGTTGCAAGCACTTCTAACTTTGGAACTTTTGAAAATGTAAGTATTGGTGCTACTAATCCAGGTTATGCTTTAATTGGAAATGAAATTATTTCTTACACTGGAGTTGCTGCAAATGCTCTTACGGGTGTAACAAGACAAATTGATGGAACCAAGGCATTTAGTTATCTCTCTGGTGATTTGGTTTATAAGTATGAGTTAAATGGAGTTTCTTTGAGAAGAATCAATAAGACTCATACTCTATCTGATGCAACTGTGGCCGATCCAAGAAGTTTTGACTTCTATAATGTGAAAGTTGACATGACTTCAAATGGAGTTGATAGATCCTCAACACTAACGATGCCAGAACTTCACTTCAATGAAACTAAGATTGGTGGAGGAATCAAAGCAAGATCCACATATAATATTCAATATGAGTTGATCACTCCTAATGTTAGAGTTATTTCTCCTACAGGAACAGGTATCGTACCTTCTGTAAGAACAGTAACAGGAAGAAGTGTCAGTGGTTCTGAAGCTGGATATGTTGATAAGGGATTCAAGCAAATTTCTTTAAATCAAGCAAATTATTTTGATTCTCCAAGAATTGTGGCTTCCAAAGTTAATGAAAATGAGTATCTCACTTCCTTACCTGGAAACAAATCATTTACAATGAATGTAAACTTTACAACTTCAGATTCTAGAATTTCTCCAGCAGTTGATTTGCAAAATAATAGCATTATATTTACTTCAAACAGAGTAAATAGTCCTGTTTCAAATTATGCTACCGACTTTAGAGTAAATGATACTGTTAATGATCCTAATAGTTTCTATTATGTAACCAAGAATGTTTCCTTAGAAAATCCAGCAACTTCTATTCAAGTAATAGTTGATGGATATGTAAGCAATTACGGTGATTTGAGAGCTTTCTACGCGGTAGATCAAGAATCTCAAGTTAATGAAACTATTTTTGTTCCATTCCCAGGATATCAAAATGTCAATATTTATGGAAACGTGATTAATCCATCTGCTAATAATGGACAAGCATCATCGTTTGTTCCAAAAGTTGATGATTATGCTTATGAACCAACTGGTGAGTTGTTCAGAGAATACAAGTTTGTTGTTGATAACCTACAACCATTTAAATTCTTTAGGATTAAATTGATTGGTACATCAACAAATCAAGCTTTTGTTCCTATCATTAAAAACTTTAGAGTTATTGCCCTTGCTTGATATGGATCTAATACCAGTGGAAGGAAGTCCCGGTTTATACCGGGACAATCTTTCAAACGCGATTGTAAATACAAATAAAAATGATTATGAGTCATATTTGAACTCAAGGAAAAAAATGAATAGTGAAAGAGAAAAGATTGATTCTTTAGAAAAAGAAATTAGTTCTGTTAAAGATGATATTGGCGAAATAAAAAATTTATTATTTAAATTAGTGCAGAATCAAACCCTAAATAACTAAAATAGCAACTCTATAATGTCGAGGCACACGATTACATTTGATCCTGACTCTGGTGTTGCATATGGTGTAAATTTAACCATCAACACTGGATCAAACTTTACTGGAAAATTCACTATTTTAAATACATCTGGTGCGGCTTTTAATTTTACTGGTTGGACAGCATCTTCTCAGATGTCTAAAAGTGTTTCGATAGGATCGACTTTGTACCCATCAGCAACATTTAATGTTGGATTTACAAGTGAGGCGGGAGGAAAGTTTGATTTAACTTTATCATCATCTACTACAAGAAATTTAAGTGAGGGCAGATACGTTTACGATGTTCTTGTAAGTTCTGGATCAAGTGTGTACAGAATTGCTGAAGGAAATGTTTTAGTTTTAGCTGGCATTTCATCAGCACCATAAATATTTTTTAGAGATATAAATTAAATGGCGCAACCAACCTCTAGACAAGAGTTAATAGATTATTGTAAAAGGAAACTGGGAGCGCCAGTTTTAGAGATTAATGTT